GTTTGCGGAACAGCTCTTCTGATTACAACTGTTTCACCAGATGCTGGAGTGTTTCCAGTAGTAAATGTTACATTACCACCTGAAGCATCTCCTACGCCAGATACTGTATAGTGAGTTGTCAAAGTTTTGACAGTTTCAGTTCCTGTAGATGATCTAATTATTACCTGTAGATCTGTGTTAGCAAATATTTTAAATGTGTAGGCAAAAGCTGTTGTGCTTCCATTACCTGAATATGAATTTTTTACTGTAGTTGAAGATATTGTCATATTACTTTCTCTATATATTAAAGTCTTTCATTACTCAATACCACATTATTGAGGTAATAAAACATTTATTTGATCTGATTCTCCTTCTTTACTTTTACCTAAAAGCTCATATTTTTGTTTTTGAGCTTTGATTAATGCGTCTTTAACCTCTGGGTAATTTTTAATCATTTGAGCATAAGCTGCATCTTTATATGCTTTGAAAACCTTTTTAATTACCATCTCTTTTCCACCATCAAAATTAACATCACCTTCTTGTCTATTTTTATAAAAGGTAGAGTTCATTTGATTTAATACTTCTTCTTGAAAAGTTCTACCATTAATTTTTACTTTACCTGTATTTTCCATAAGGTAGTCATAAGCTGATTGACCATCTTTTACAAACTCTGTTAAATCTACAACTCTACTTCTAACCTTTGTTGGTGGAGTAAGTGCTATTCGTAGTCTTGCAATCTCATAAGCTACTGGATTATCTTTTACATCTATTTGTCTACCAACAAGTGATGGTCCTTGAACAAATGATGAAAATGATAAAATGCCATCAGGATTAAAATATAAACTACTTGGTGTTTTTTCTATTGGTTCTCCTGTAATAATATCTCTTCTAGGTTCTAAATATTTTTCACCTAAACCTGATCTTTCTAATATTTTATCTAAAAAACTTCTTGTTTCAAAAGCATCTGTTTCAGGTTCTAAAATACCTGGAATACCTTGATTTCTTAAAGATGCGTAAGGTATTAAATTACCAACAACACCACCAAAGAATTGTTCAAATCTTTTTTCTGTAGGACTACCAATAAGTGCCATAGCATCTGTAATACCTCTTAAATAAGTTTTATTAGATGCGTTTCTCATAATCGTCATAATACCTGCTGTAAGCATTTCTTCTTTTTCTTGATCGTTTATGTTTGCTAAGTTTTCTTTTATATCTGCAACAAAACCTAAAACCATAAAACGAGGGTCCATTCTATTGTATTGTTTATATGTTACTGTGCCATCATCATTAAGTTGTGCAATAGAATAAGGTTGCCATCCTAAAGATAACCAAGTTTTTTTTATTTCAAAATTAGATGGTCCATTACCAGTTATCTTAGGGTATTTTTTACCATTTTTATCTTCTACATCTTCTGTAGCTAAATTTATACCATACATTACAACAGCAGTTCCCATAAGTTGTCTACCTAAAACTTCTGCTCTTGCTCTTCTATCACCACTATTCCACATCATTCTATTTTGTTTTGTAAAAGCACCTAATCCAGGTATACGATTTGACATGTGTCTCCATAAGTTTGTAGGTGTTCTTATAAAGGGAGCTAAAAATCTAAATATAGGTGCAGCATTTAAAAAGGTTTGTATGTGTGAACCAATGTTTAAATAACTACCACCCATCAAATCATTTGTATAAGTTGCTTCTCTTGCATACTGAAGAGCATTTTGATTTATTGAACTTTCTTTTATATTTGCAGCACCATTTTTAGTAAAACCATTTTTAAAAATTTTTTCAATATTTTCTCTTCCTGCTTTTGATTGAATGTCTAGTCCTCTTTCCATGGTATTATCTATAGCGTTTACATAAAGTCTAGCTCTATAGTTTGATTGTTTTAAAAATTCATCACCTGTCATCAATAGTCTTGATGGTAATTCTATAACTTTACCAACCCAATCGATAGCTGTTCCTGCTGCTCCCTCCACACCAAGATTTGCACCACTAATAGGTCTTGTTGCTTTACCATTAACAATCTCTAAGTTATCCTGAGTTCTTGAAGTAGGATCAAGAATTGCATCACCTTGTTTTAATGCAAGTCGTGTCATTTCAACTACTTCACCAAAATGCAACATTAAACCTTTGTATTGTGCAAAACCTAATCGAATAGCTCTATTATCAGCTCTTAAAGCACCACCAGAAATTAATTCTAAAGGTCTTATTAATGCTTCATATACACCTGACTTTACGTTGATCGCTTGTGTAAATATACCTGATAATAATGAATTGATATAAGCAGAGTTAAATGCTTCTTGTATTCTTTGATATTTACTTTTTGAAACTTTGTTAATAACTTCTTCTAAAGGAGCATCTTTTATTAATCTAGCCATAGTAGCAGAATCACCTTCAAAGTTTTTTATAATATCAACTAACTCTTCTACATTTAAAATTTTACCTTCTGATCGTGCAACTTTAATATTACCAGCTTGTGTAACTCTTGCAGCACCTCTAATTTGATTTTTTAAATTAACAACAGTTTCTCTTACCACTTGACTTTGTAAAGCAACATCTTCTTTAGCTTGTTTAGTCCACTTATCTGTATCTCTACCAAATTGTTTTACATATTTTTCAGATGTTTCTTTTAATTGAAAAGCTAATTCTTGTAGTATTTGTTTTGATGCAATCATTCTGACAGTTGCTGTTTTAGCTCTTTCACCTTCTTTAGGTAATGATTTTAATATTTCTTTTTTATCTCTTGCCATAAGAGTTGCTAACTCTTCAGCTTCAGCATTTTTTAAAACATCATTCTGTAAAAAATCTTTGGTAGGTTCATCAAATCTTTCTGCAACATCATCTATAGTTTTTAAAACTTGTGCAGAATTTCTAAGTGATTTAGTGTTTAATATTTTTTTAATAAAAGATTCTGTTTCTTTTTTAGCTTCTTTCTGACCAATATTTAATTTTTTTAAATATTCTTTCATATTAATAGCTGGATTATTTTCAGCTATTTTTTTGTATACTTTTTTTGTTTTCTTACCTTTTTTTAAATCATTAATAGCATCACCAGTTTCTTTATAAATTTTTTCTTTCTCTGCTAAATCTTTTGTTGCTTTTGCTTTTTTAAATGCTTTAAGACCAAATAGTATTTCAAATGGTCCACCAATAAGCATACCCTCTAAAACATTTTTTAATCTACCTTCCATTTCAGTATCATCTTCATCTGTTGCTAAATATTGAGTAACTGCATTATTTAATACAGGTGAATCAAATTCAACCAACATATCAGATAGTCTGCCTTCATTAGGATCAAATACAGTAAGATCACTAATGCCTCCTGATGCCAAACCTCTTGCGGCAGTTTTAAGTAGTCCACCTGATAAACCTACTGCTTTAAAAAATTTATTAGGTCCTATAAATCCGCTTACAAATCTTGTAGCAGATTCTGTCATATTTTCTGCCAATCCTTCAGGTTGATGAAATATAGGTAGTTGTCTTTTATCAGAATATTTTTCTGATTTCCATTTACTAGGTGGAACGTATTTAGGTATAAAATCTTTAAATGTTACTTTGCCATCTTTATCTCCAAATTCTAATCCACCAAGAGAAACTATATTTTCATCTAAAAAATCACCTTGATTTTCTACCATATTAACAACACCTTGAGCTGCTGATAAACTTAAACGACCAGTTTTTTCCCAAAAATTAAAATCTTCTTCATCAGGATTAGTAATCAAACCTGAATTGACAGGTTCTATTTTTTTCGTACTATCTTCAAATTGTTTAAAAAATTCTAATGTATTTTCATTTAGTGGTGTATCACCTATTTTTTTTTCTGGTGGAGAAATAGTTATAATAGGTATATCCGCCATAATTAATTTTTCTTTCTATCTTGCAAGATAGGTATATAAACATTAAGAAATGCACCTACATCAGGATTACCTTTTTTATCAACAAAACCATTAAGTTTTGCTAAACTTTTTAAAGTGTTGGGTTTTGAAGGATCAGCATCATATTGTTTTTTTAATTCATTAACAGCATCTGCTTCTCTAGTTACATTAAATTTATTTGATGTGAGATTAAATGCAGTAATTTTTGTAATTTCAATATCTTGATATTTATCTATTATATTCATCCTTAAATCTCTTGCATATTCTTGTTGTTCAAGATAAGTGGCATCAGGATTCGCAAGTACATAAGCATCAATTCTTTGATCAAATTCTTGACCTGCTTCAAATGCTTTTTCTCTGTTAGCTGGTTTGTTATAACTAGCATCATATTGATTAAAAAAAGTTAATTCTAATATATTTTTTTGACCTTTAGTATATTCAAAAAAATCATTACCTTGTTTTATTTTTGTTACTTTATCTTCATGTCTTATGCTTTCACCTAAAACTCTTTCTTTTAATAGTGAAAAATTTTTTTCAATAGTGCCTGATACAACTTTGTTACCATTGTATCTTTCAAAATTTTCTAATTCATTAACAAGTCTGATAGCTTCATCATAATCTGCATTGGGATCACCTTCTACAGCTAAAGAATTAATTTTAGATTCATAAGAGTTATAAATAGATTTATTAAAATTTTCATTAGATAAAAATGTTTCTCCTTTTAATGATGAATCTAAATTTGCTATTTGTTTTTCAGCATTAGGTAAACCAATGAAAGAATCTGCATCTGTTAATAATAAAACTGTATCAATAGCTTCCAATCTTTTTTTAAGATCATTAGCTCCAAGCATGTGTTCTTTATTAAATTTTTCTGCTTTATCTTTTAAATCTGTTTTATATTTTACTTTAAGTATTGGATTATTTGTTGCTTTATAATTGTTTACTCCAATAGCCATTTCATCATTAAAAATTTTTGTACTTTCTTTTTCGTATGCTTTAAATGAATTAGTTTTAAGATGAT